TGCTCGCCGCCGGTGGCCTGTTGTGGCTGGCGGATGACCGGGTGGCGGTGTGGCTGACCGGCCGGTGGTCGCGGCTGCAGGCTGACGTTCGGGGCCGTTGGGCTAGCGCCCGGAAAGCGCCGCGGCATGCGCTGGCTCGTTCGATGATGGGTATGGGTGCGGTCGCGGCGCCGGCCGGTGCGCTGGTCGCGGCCGGTGTCGGTGCAGCGCTACTGGTGGCGGCCGGTGTGCTGCTGGGTCTGTCGCTGTTGCTCGGCTGGGGCCAGTGATATGGGCTGGCTGGACGGGTCGCACGCCGCGAAGCAGGGCTTCCAGATCCTCGACGGCACCCAGAACCACATCAACCTTCCCGCCCTCGGCGGCCGCCCCAATCTCGGCGGCATGGTCGAACCCGACGGCTCCTACGAGTCGTTCGCCACCGCCGGGTATGGCCGCAACGAGCTCGTCTACGCGTGCATCTCGCTGCGTGCGGAGTCGTTGCCGCAGTCGGTGCTGCGGGTGTATCCGACGGGCCCGTCGCGCCAGCCGCTGGATGATCATCCGATCCGGCGGCTGATCGAGAAACCGAACGAGCTGATCAGCGAGTTCGACCTGTTCGAGCTGCTGGTGACGTACCGGGATCTGGCGGGGATCTGTTACACGATGATCGTGCCAGGCCGCGACGGCTCACCGGCGGAGCTGTGGCCGTTGCGTCCGGACCTTGTGGGCGTGTTGCCGTCGCCGCGGGATTCACGTGAGTTCGTGTGGGTGTACCGTCCTGACCCGGCCCGCCCGGACATTCAGGTAATGATCCCGCGGCAGCAGATGATCGTCTTGAAGTATCCGAATCCGAACCCGGTGAATCCGGCGGACCGATATTTCGGGAAGCCGCCGCTGCGGAGCGCGGCGCGGGCGATCACCCTGGACAATGCGGCGACTGACTTCGTGGACCGGTTGCTGCGTAATGATGCGACCCCGACGACGGTGATCACGACGGAGCAGGCGGTGACCGACGCGCTGGTGGAGCGGCTCCGCGCGAAGTGGTTCCACCGGCATGGTGGGCAGAATCGTGGCGGGCCGGCGTTCCTGCAGAAGGGCATGGACGTCAAGCCGCTGGGTCTGAATCTGCGGGATCTGGAATTCCCGGACCTGCGGACGATCAGCGAGTCTCGGGTCTGCATGGCGATGGGTCGTACGCCGCCGATCCTTGTGGGGGCGAAGGTGGGTCTGGACCGGTCGACGTTCGCGAACTATCACGAGGCTGTCGAGTCGTGGTGGCATGGGCCGCTGTGGTCGTTGCAGCGGAAGTTTCAGGATGCGTTCGCGGGGGCGTTGCTGCCGACGCCGGTGGGCCGGAAACGGGTCATGCTCGGGTGGGACAACAGTGAGGTCCCGTCGCTGCGGGAGGCGGAGTCGGCGCGGTGGGAGCGTGCGACGAACGCGCTCGCCAGGGGCGGGATCACCCGCAACGATTTCCGGCAGATCGTGGGGCTGCCGCCGGTCCCGAACGGTGACATGTTCCTCACCCCGGCCGGTGTCGAGCCGACCGATGCCGGTATCGAACCGGCCGGCACGGCACTGGAGTCGGTCGCCGCGTCGTACACGGTGGCCGCCGCGGAGTACGGGATCGAACTGTCGACCGACGAGCTCGCCGTTTTGCGGGCCCGACACACCCAAGCACTGGAACTGGAAGGACGACGAGCATGACTGATGGCCCGGAACTGCTGCGGATCGGTATCGATGGTGTCGTCCCGGTCCAGTGGGAGGCCGAGAAGTCCGGCGACGACCCCGGTGCGTTGACCGGGTGGGCGTCGGTATACAACGTGATCGACCAGCAGGACGACATCGTCGTGCCGGGCGCGTTCCGCAAGAATCTGAACGAGTGGCATGCGGCCAAGGGGCAGCGGGTGATCCCGTTGACGCTGGACCACCAGAACACCGCCGAGGGTGTGATCGGTTCACTGGCGAAGTTCGAGGACACGGCGTACGGGTTGAAGACGACATTCCGGTTCTCGTCGGCGCAGAAGGCGCAGGACGCCCGGGCCAACGCCCGCGAAGGCCATCTGAACGGCCTGTCGATCTATGGCCCGATCTTCAAGCGGGCCTTCGACAATGTGGCCGGGAAACAGGTCCGGCTACTCCAGGAAGTCGGGTTGGCATTCGTCGGGTTGACCCCGATGCCGGCCAACGCCGGATCACTAGTGTTGAAGGCGGCGACCTCGGACAAGCCGTGGTCGAGTTTCACGGAGGCGGACTACACCCCGGAGCAGTGGCGCCGCGCGTGCCTGATCGACACCGGTGAGGGTGACCCGGCCTCGAAGTCGCGGTATAAGCTGCCGGTGAAGGAACCGTCCGGGGCGCTGAACCGCAATGGTGTCCACGCTGTTGCCAGTGTTCTGGCCGGCGGGCGGGGCGGCGTCCAGGCCAGTCCGGAGAAGAAGGCCGCGGCGGCCAGGGCGCTGGTCAGGATCTACCGGTCGGACCTGAAGGAGGACCCGCCGGAGTCGCTGCTGCGGATGGCGGGGATGGCGTCGTCGGCGCTGCTGACATTGCCCGAGGGGTGGGTGACCGACATGCGGTCGGCATTGGGGATCACAATCCCCGAGGCCCGTGACGCCGCAGTCGGGGTGCTCGTCAAGTCCCAGTACGGCCCGGTCCTCAGCCCCCCGGACAAGGCCACGGAAGATCCCGGCGCCGGCGACACGCCGACCATCGGCGGGGGCATCGATGCGGAAGACGACGCATCGAAGTATGCTCTAGCCATCATCGGTGAATCCGAGCCGGGCACTGCCCACTCGGCGTCGAGCCGGGACGACTCACTCGACGGACTGTTCGCGTCGCTGGACGCGGTCAACACCCAGTCCGATCTTGCTGCCCTTGAGGCGGAACTCAGGAGTGAGTTGCATGACCCAGACCGCGCAGAAGGCACTGGTTGAGAAGTCGATGCAGTGCCTGCACCTGGCACGCACCATCCAGGACCGGTACCCCGACCCGACCCAGATCCCGGCCGAGCACGCGAAGAAGGTGCAGGACCTCGTCAAGGAGGCCCGCCGGCTGAAGGATCTGGCCGACACCGCCAAGCAGCAGGACGAGATGGAAGCGTGGATGGCGGCGCCGGACCAGGTGCCGGCCGCGCTGGGTGCCGAGGCTGCCGCCGCATCGAAGGCCGGCGGCGATGGTGGTCCGCAGTTCTCGGAGCTGGTGAAGCGCCGCGAGCTGGAGCTGTTCGCGAAGGCGCTCCGGACCGGCGTCAAGGGCCAGCAGTGGGTCGACGCGCTCGACACCGCGGAGAAGGCGGCGCTGGTCGAGGACGCCACCGGTCAGGTCATCGTCCCCCACGACATCGCCGGCCCGATCTTCAAGACCCTGCCGCACCTCGGTGTGTTCCGTGGCGCGGGCCCGACGGTGCGGCCGACCACCTCGAACCTGGTCGACCTGCGGTCCCTGACCCAGGCGACCGCCGGCTGGGGTCAGCTCGAACTGACCGCCACCACGGTCGACGCGAACGTGGTCCCGAACACCCCGGTCGACACCGTCACCGTGCAGGAGCTGACCGCGATGTCGCGGATCGGTGTCGACGAGCTCGCGGACACCGACACGAATCTGATCGCGCTGATCCAGGACATCGTCGGGCAGCAGGCCGCGATGATGGAGGACGACGCGTTCGCCGCCGGCAACGGCGTGTCCAAGCCGTGGGGCCTGGCCGCCCGCGCCACCAGCGCGAGCAACCAGATCACGCAGGCCGTGACCGCGGCGGCGGATGCGACCCCGACCGGCGACAACCTGAAGTCGCTGCAGTACCGGGTCGGCACCAGGTTCCGGACCAACGGCGCCTACTTCGCGTCGAACGACGCGGCCGAGAAGATCGCGCTGCTCAAGGACACCACCAGCAACTACCTGTGGCAGCCGTCCGCGTCCGCCGGTGAGCCGGACACCCTGTTCGGGAAGCGGTTCTACACGCTGGAGGGGCTGCCGTCGATGTCGGCTGGTACGGCGGGTGTGGACCCTTCGGTGATCTTCGGTGACCCGGCGCTCGGGTACCTGATCGCGGACCGGCAGCGGATCACGGTCCAGCGGCTCGACGAGCGGTACGCCGAACTGGGGCTGGTGGCGTTCCTGTTCCGGATGCGGGTCGGTGGCGACGTGATGCGCCCGGCCGCGTTCGCGAAGTACCTGCTCTGACCCGATCGACCCGACCCTCGCCGGGTGTTCCCCCCCGTGCGCCGGCGAGGGTCGGGTCTCAAGCTCATCCGCAAGGGGAACTCGGAAGGGATCGACACGCTGTGAACATCACCATCAACACTCACGTCAACGGCCGCACCTCCGACGGTCGTTCGTTCGCCGCCGGTGAGGGCACCAGGACCGTTGTCGACGACGGCGACGAGCCGATGGTCGCACTGATGCGGGAGTGGGCCGCGACCGGCGCGGTGCAGATCCTCGACGACCAGCCCGAGAAGTCCGAGCCCGACGAGGAGCAGCCCGTCGTCGAGGCCGAGGAGCCGGCTGAGGCCGAGGAGCCGGTCGAGGACATCGACCAGCTGCGTGCTGCGGCCGAGGCCGCCGGCGTGAAGGTCGACGGCCGGTGGGGCGTTGACCGGCTCCGCGAGGAGATCGCCGTCGCGGGAGCGGCCGAGTGAAGATCCTCTGGCATTCGGTGCACCCAGCGGTCGGGTCCGGCTACGGCACCCAGACCGCAACCTTCGCGCCACGTATCAAGGCCGCCGGCCACGACCTGGCCATCTCCGCCTACTACGGCGT